CGGCAGTACTTGCTGCAATGGCCAACGTCACGCTGCGCTGCGCCTTATCCGCTGAAACGGCCTTTTCCGATACATCGAGCTGATCAAGCATTGCCTGGGTCAGGCGCTTGTGACCATCGGTGAGCTTCAGCTTCCCGCTCTCCAACTCTTGATCGATTTTGATCTGCAGCTTCTGTCCCTCGGTCAGATCGCGACCCACTTCCAACTCGAGCCTGTTCTCTTCGATCTTCGACCGAATTGCTGCGGTCAGGGTAGCGAACGAATCCGCCTCCTTCTTTCGGGCCGCCGCGGCGGCTGTGTCGGCCGTGGAATCGAAGTCCAGATTCTTTTTCGCCTCTTTGGCCTCGACGCCGACTTTCCGCACCTCCTCCATGCGAGCGCGCAGCTGGCTGCCGAAGGTCTCTTCGCTCCACGTCTTGTCGAGGGTATCGCCCAGGTCTGAGAAGATTTGCTTGGTCTGGCCGACCGCAGAATTAACTACGCCGATCGCCCCGCTAAAGTCACCGTGAAGTGCTTTATTTCCAGCTTCGATCATGGCGCCGATATTTGTGCCAAGGACCGCCATCGAAGCACCGATAACCGTGCCTATCGAGGAAAACACTCGCTTGACGCCCTCCGCGGCGTCGAAGACGTAGGTCAGCCCATCGACCGCCATGCGCGACCAGTTCGTGACCGAGCCGTCTTTCGACAGCTTCGAGATGTTGTCTTTAAGGCCGCCCGCTCCTGTGGTAACGGTGAGGAATGCGTCGCTCGCCTCATAGAGGGCTGGCAGCATGCCCATGGAGAGGTCTTTCTTCCACTCCTCGCTCGCCTTCTTAATCTTGGTGAGGTTGTCGCCAAAGTCATCGGCCATCGCTGCCTGCATGGCCTTCGATGCCTTTTCCTGCTCGGTCAACTTTGCCGTTACCGCATCGGACTCGCTCGCCAGGTCTTTTAGGAAGGGCAGCATCTTGGCACCCTCCTTGCCGTATAACGTCATCGCGACCGCGGCTTTGCCGGTGCCGTCTCGGAACTGATCCATGGCCTTAGCGACGGTCAGCATCTGCTCGTCCGGCGCCATGGCCTTCAGCTTGTCGAAGTCGAGGCCGAGCGCCTTGATGGCTTGGCCGACGCCCGCACTATCCTCGCCCGCACCCGACATGCCTTTGGCCATTTTCCCCATCGCACCAGTGATGCCGTCGATGGTCGTTTCCGAGGTTGATGCGACGGACTTGAGGGCCATCAGTGATGCAACGCTGGCACCAGTCTGGATCGACAGGTCGTGCATTCCGCCGGCGGCCTCGATTGAGCCGTTGACCATGCCGGCAAACGCCTTCACCGACGAGACGCCAGCAAACAGGATCATCGCTTTCTTGGCGAGGTCGACCACCTTGGTGATGTCGCCCATGGCGCCGCTAACGACACTGCGGGCACGGTCCATATCAGCCTGCAGCCGAGCGATGTCAGCGCGAAGCCTGATTTCCATGTCGCCGATGATCATCCGTTTCCCCAATAAAAAAGCCGCCCGAAGGCGGCTGTCAAGAAGCTCGGTCGTGCCGAGTACTAAAGGTCCATCTTAATTCGTGACGCCATGGCATCCATTCGCCGCATCTCAGAGTTAGTTCGGGCGGAAAATCCTCTAGAACCATCGGCCTCAGTCGGGCGCATAGCATCAAACACCGCACCCCATTCGGCGAAATAGTCCTTTAGCCGAGGTGAAACGGCTTCACTGGCGCCTGGCATCGCCATCAAGGCATCAAATTCCGAAGCAACCTTTGCCTTGTAATCTGCGTTCTTTGCTGAGATTTCTGTGACTGCCCCCGCGCGAGGCACCATCATGAAGTTTTGCCACTGTAGTGTGGTGACTGCTAAATACGCCTGCGCTGACTGCATAAATTTGATCGCGGCCTGCTTGAACTCAGCGCGCGCGTCCTGACCCACGCCTGCAGCTGCATTTGCCTGAGGCAGAGCAGCTGCGATGCTCAAAGATAAGGGCGCACACACTCCAGCGGCCAGCAAAATACTTACAACCCATCCATAACGCTTCATATCGCCCTCCGTTAGTAACGAATGGCAATACTACATCAGCGCAAATAGCCACCCGGATTTCTCGGGGCGGCTCTTAGGAGTACTGGTTAATCCAATCAGTTCGACGCCCGTCAGTCCCTTAGCGGGCTAGAATAGGCGCAATCCCTATTGGTTGAAGTCCAACTCCTTCTGGTCGCCGAAGCGATCTCGAATCTTTTGTTCGTATTCTTCCTTGGTCTTCGACGACTCGACCATCTCGAGGATGCGACCCATGTGAATCCGTAACGCGCGCGTGCCGATCTCGGAGAGGAACTGATGCAGCTTCTTTGTCCGGTCGCCACTGGCGGCTTTATTCACCTGCATCAACTCGAGCAACTTACCGTTGCTCTTGGCGAGTGGAAAGTAGATGTGATTAAGGGTCAGGGTCTTGAACTCCCAAGGGCGGCCGCGTTCGAACTTGGGGATCTCGTACAGCTTGTACCACTCCTCATACAACTGAGGAGGAAATTCCTTCTCGTACTCTTTCGCCTCCTGCTGGACGTAATTCTTGAAGGCTGTGATGATCTCTTCGCGGGTAGCATCGTACCCGGAAAGCGCATAGACCAATCCCTTAATGCCGGCCTTAGCGGAAGCGCCAAGGATCACGTGCGCCTGACGCGCAATGTGGAGTTGCGAAGATTGGAGCTTGCCATCCGTTTCCGCATCGATGATCGCCTTACAAAGGTCGATCAGAATCGTCACGTCATACCCGTGCACCTCGGATTTCGCCTGCGAGCCCGCGCCCGGCACAACTCCTTGAAAAATAACGGGATTATCGAGTTTTTCGCGTAGCTCGCGCCCGACATAATTCGAGATTGTCTTCCCGTTGACGAAGCTCGTTAAACGGCTGCCACCCTCACTAAAGCCGAGTGCCACGGCCATCCCTCGCTTACTGACGACCGCTGTCTTCGCATCGTCATTTAGGACGTAGCATTCCACATCCATCCCGAAATCCTGCTTAAAGGTGCCGGTGTGCGTAGCTTGCAGCGGCTTCGCGCCCCAGCGCGCCTCAGCCGCCTTTTTAGCGATCGCACTTTTCGCCGCAGGCGTAAGTGACTGTGCGCGGGCGATGCCGCCAGCAGCTTTAGTCTGGTTTTTGGGTTTGGTAGCCATGCAAGCATCCTCGGTGGTTGATGTGCTTGCATCGTATCAGCGCCGGAGAATGCATGCAAGCATATTTTATAAAACGATGCTTGCATCCAAGGTAGGGGCTAGCAGCCCCTCCCTGACATCCACCCGCAGGGCATCATGCCCGATCAATCCCGTTTCATTATCTCTTCAAGCGCCACCGCGTCGAACGCCTCGATTACATCCAGCTCCCATGAAGTGAACCGCACACCGTGCAGCTGCTGGTACGCCAAAATGTTCTCCGGCTGGATCGGACCCGGCCCGTTGGCTGTCATCGAACGGCCGATGCCGCGAAATGCCTCCCAGATTGAGAGCCCGAACTTGGGCCAGGCGACGTTTAGCCGAGGATCTGGGACGCCGGTGTTCTTGGCAGCGCGCTGCAGGTGAGTGCGCAGCGTGGCGCCGTCACCCTGCCGCGCCGACAGTTCATACTCGGCGCGGCAGCACTCCGTCAGGCTTTCGCGGAGTCGGCGATAAAAAGCTCGGTTTTATGGATGCCGGCGCGGACCTGAGCGCGGACCCATTGCTTGGTCGGGTCTGCCAGCAGGGCGCGGACATTCGCCGGCGTGCACTCCACCGGCTGGCCGCCGCGGGCGATGTTCCAGCTCAGCACCGATGCCACCAGGTAGTCGAGTTCGTCTTCCAGATCCTCCAGCGGATCGCTCGACGGCATCTTGCCAGTGGCGGCGAACTCGGCACGCAGCTTGCGGGTGCGGGTCAGGTCGATGCGCTTGCGCGACTCGTGCTCGGGGCTGGCCAGCTCGACGTAGGTACTGGTCGGCTCCTTGGTTTTCGGGTTCACCAGGATCAGCTTGCCGCTGCGGACGTCGTCGAAAGCGTCGATGTCAAGGGAGTCGACCAGTTTGTTCAGCAGGTCGGAGGGTTGTGCGGTGTTCGTGTTCATAGCTTCTCTTTCGCGGAGTAGTGAAAATGTGCCCGTGCCGGCCGCCGCGCCCGCGAAAGGCGACGGCAGCCGGTCGGTGCCTGGGTTGCCGCACGAGGCGGCGGGAGGGTTACATCGCGCTGTCTTGAATCGCGATGGTCGTGAGGTCTTCCGGCTGGCCGGCGCCGCCATCGGCATTCAGCAGCGCCTGGAACGGGATCGTCTGCACCAGGATCTTTTCGCCGTCGTCTTTCGATGCGCCGTTGACCTTGATGCGATTCATGGCGAAGGCGATGAAGTCCGAGGCCGGCGTGTTGTCGGCAGTGAAGGCCAGGTAGGCGCTCGTTTCGACTTCGTTGTAGAAGGCGTCGCGCAGCGAGGTCGAGTCGAACTTGGCGGTGATCTGACCGGTGACGATGACGCGGCCGGTGGCGACCTGATCGGCGGTGTTGGAACCGATGCCCTGCTCGCTCGACTGCGCGCACGAGATTTCGATGCTCGCACTGGTAATGGTGCCGCCGGTCGCCGATCCGACCTTGACGACGCCGTTCACCGCGGCCATCGTGCCGGTAACGGTCACCGGAGTCGGACTGGTGAAATACTGCGCGGTGCCGGGGGTGGCATCCTTGCCGACGAATTCGACTGCCACCGTTGCCATGCCAGTCGCCGGCAACGTGAAGGTCACTTTCGACACCTTGCAGCCGCTATAGACCTCGCTGGCCGGAACATCCGGATGCCAGTGCTCGATCGAGAACGACTTGTCGGTGTGGCCGGACTGCGGAATCATGGCCTTCTTGCCGATCACGGTCACGGTCGCAGTTGCGATCGGCCCCTCGGCAACCAGGGCCGAGCCGTTCAGGACGACGCCGGTCAGTGCCAGTGCCGTCGCATTCGTTACCTGGATGTTCTTACCCAGGTTGGCGGCATTGAAGGCGCCGGCCGTCAGACGGATCACGTCGCCGATCTTTACACCGTCCGTCAGGAACGAGCCTGCGGCGCGCGTAATCGTCCAGGCGCCTGCAGTGCCGCCGATGGTGATCGATGCACCGGTGACAGCCACGCCGGCCACGAAGTCCTTCTTCAGAGCTGCGGCGATGAAGTCGCCCCAGGTCTTGGCCGACAGCTCGCCACTGATCGAACCGCCGACCTTGCGCAGGCCGTGACGGAAGTCCGCCACCTGGAAGTCCGGGCGAATCTCGTTCGATTGGTAGGTATCCTTGGTCAGGTCCAGGCTCGACGTCACGCGGCGCATTGCCTGCGCGGCGGCCGCGGCCGGCATGACGCCGTAGGTAGCCTCCACCTTGTAGGTGACCTGCTTAAAAACTCCGCTTGCGGTTCCCATGCTTCTCCTTTGGGCATAAAAAAAGCCCGCAAGCGGATGCTTTGCGGGCCGGGTTGATGATGCTGATGCTGCTAGTTTTGTTCGTAGTACGTGACCTGAAAATCGATGCTCTGGAAGCAGTTGCCCGCGGCGTCATCTAGATCTGGGCCGACCGTGTCGCGCACAACACTGATCACACTCTCGTCGGCAATCTGTCCGCCTTGGAAGTTGCACGCGCGCCGCACCAACTTGATCAGCGCCTTCACCTCTGGATAGGTCTCGCACATGACGGTGACTTGCACTCGCTGGGTGACGATTGAGCACTCCGCCCGGGCATCAAGCCGACCAACAGGCCTGTCGCCGACCTCGGTAATGCCCAGCGCCGGCAGCGCCGTTCCAGCCTTCACGATGCCGGCGACAATCCGCTCAACGGGCACGCGTACCGTGACCGCGGGCACACTGGTGAGCAGTGCGCGAATAATCTTTGAGCTCATGATTCCTCCGGCGCCGGTACGTTGATGCCCTCTTTCGTCAGGCGCTCGCGGATTTTCGCGGCCGAGGCGGCGATTGCTGCCGCGGCAGCACTGTCGAAAGCGGGGCGCATGAAAGGCTTGGGCTTTGCGCCCGGATGATCAACTTCGCTGACCGTGACGCCGCCAAAGGACAGTGCGCGCTCGTTCTTCGCCTTGATTTTGTGCGCCGCAGTGCCGAATTCGACCCAGTGCCAGTGCGGGGCCTTTTTTCCGCCCGCTTTGAGCGAGGCATACACGGTTCCGTTCTTCGAGCGTGTAGTGACGCGAATGCTGCGCTCCAGGTCGCCGTCGTCCACCGGCACACCCTGCTTCGCTGCCTTCTTGAACTCGTTCGCGCCTGCGCGCATTGCGGCGCGCAAAATGTTGCGCTCGACTTTCACCGGCAAAGTCTGCAGGAAAGCGTCGAGCTCGCGGCCACCGACAATTGCTTGCTCATCCACGGCCGTAGCCCTCCAACATGAACTCCACGTGCCGGCGGTCGTCCAACTGCGCCGGCCCGGCGATGATTTGCATGAGGCGGTCACGCTTGCCGTGCAGCGTTACTCGCATTTCAGTAGTGATCCGGTCATCGATGTGAATTCGAAGTCGCGTGCGAGTCACCGACGTCGCCAGGCCGTTGCTCGTCGACTCGCCGCGGCTCGGCAGCTGGTCCTGAACGTTGCACCAGATCTTCTCGGCCACCACTTCCCAGCTCTCGACTTCGGTGCCGTAGTCGGGGTCGCGCACCGAGGTGCGCTGCTCGATCGTGCACTGCTCATCCATTCGAAACGGCGTCGTCATAAATACACCCGGCACCGGTCAAGGAGTCGGCACAGGTACTGCTCGCTCGAGCTCGGGTAATACGCGCACTCAAGCTTGCCGAGGATGTACTGCTTAACTGCGGCCGGCACGCTCGCATCATCCGGCCCGTAGCCGGCGACGTACTGCACCTCGACAGCATTGATTCGCGCCGCGGTTGCTGGCCAGCCCTTTCCAGGCGCCGGCACGACGTACCCCGGCTCGCTCTTGTCGTCCACGAGATAGTCTTCCGGCGCCAGCGTCCGTAGAACACCGTCGACGTCGTAGTACTTCACCGACAGCACGTTCGCGACAGGTGATTTCGTCAGTTGGATAGCACCAGCGCCGCCGCGCTCCCCGGCCGGGAAGGCGTCCAGGGCCTCTTCCCACGTTTGATGAATGAAGGCGCGATTCGTCTCGTGCTCCGCATCTTCGGTGAAGCCCTCGACCCTGCCCTTGATTTCGTCATCGAGCGCCGTCCCGCTTGCTCGAGCCTGGCGCCGCGCAGCTTCCATCGACACCGCCAGCGCCGCCGGCGGAACGATCAGTCGTGTGCTCATCGGTTGTTCCTTTGCATTGCCGCTGGCCGTGACGAACTAGTCGCAGCCGGCCGGCTTTGGTATTCATGTCGTTGCGGCGTATAGCCGGATCCATCTGGCGCGCGGGCATATTCGATCTGTGCGCTGTAATGCAGGTGCGCCGCGGCGCCCGCAAGATCGAATTCCCCGGCCTCAGCCGAGAGTCGACGCGCGGCGGGCAGCAGGACGGCATTACCCTGCAGCGCGAGCGCACCAGTTGCGGCCGAGAGTCGCCGGCCATATGCCAGGACTGCCGAACCGCCAGCCAGCGCGAAGCCGCCCTGCCCCGCAGTCAAGCGCCGCTGAGCGCGCATCACCACGGCCGCCCCGGAGAGGCCGAACGATCCAGGTGCAGTCGTCAGCGTGTACTGCGCCCCCTCGGCCTGCCCGGGCGCCTGTTGGTACGTCAGGACCGGGGCGCTACCGGAAAGGCCGAACACGCCAGGCGCCACAGACAGTCGACGTGCAGTCCGGAGCGAGACGCCACTACCGGTCAGTGCAAAGCTTGCGCCGCCCGCCGGCATGCGCCGCCCAGCAAGAAGGCCCGCGGCACTTCCGGATAGCGCCAAGGCGCCCGCGCTGGCAGAAAGGCGTCGAGCCGATGCCAGTCGAACATCCGCGCCCGCAATCGAGAACCCGCCGGCGGCACCGAGAAGCCGACGCGCTGTCGCCAGGCCCGCGGGTGCGCCGGTCAGTGCGAAACCTCCGGCAGAGGCTGGAATCGTCCGGTCGGCACGGAGCGCAATCGGCGCACCAGCCAAGGCAAACGCACCACTCACCGCGGGCAGCGCTCGGCCTGCACGAAGCGAAGCGGGCGCACCGTCCGAGCTGAAGGCGCCGGTTGCTGCCGACATCTTCCGGCTCAACCGCAATGCTGCGGATGGCCCGGCAAGCGAGAATGATCCCGGACTGACCGCTAGGGTGTACGCCTTCGGCGCCGCAGCAGCGGTAAGGAATACTTCGTCATCCTCGTAAGGATCGGCAAAGATCTGCCACGGATTTACCGAGAGGCTTTGCGCTTCTTCCTTTTGGACGCCGGCCATCAGGAAACACAGCGCGACATCGGCATCCCACGCGCCGCCAGCAAACGCGGCGTCCTCGAAGGTGTACAGCTGTGCGCCACCATCGGATGCCGTCGATGCTGCGCCGCTCGCCACCAGCTGGCCGTCTACGAACATAAAAATGCCGGACTTGTTCGACGTGACGACGTAGCGGTAGAACCTGCCGGCCGCCAGCGAAATGCTTGCGGTCAGGTCCGTGCCGTTGATGCGAGCGCGCAGCAGCGTGCCCGACGACGGCAGGTACAGCGGGATCGTGGTGGAATTGGAGCGCGCGAACACGCCTGCGCCATTAACAGCGCGATAGCGCAAAACCCCGCCGAAGGTGAAGTCGTTATTGACAATCCCCTTTTGGATGGTAAGCGCAGTGATCGCACCGCTGTCCGATGCCGAATCAACCGAAAGCGCCAGCCCGAAGGGGCCAGCCGAAACCTTTTTTGCCGTGGAAAACGCTGAATTTTCGGATAGCGGCGCCGGCCCGATCGGCGTATAGCCAGAGGGACTCGCCACAAAACCACCCTGAAGCCTGGCTCTCCAATTCTGCGAGAGAGTGGGGCGCCCTTGCGGCTGGTAGCGCAGGCCAGCCATTTAAGCGACCTTGCGAGTGCGCGGCTTGACGGTCAGCTTCCAGCCGGCCGACAGGCTTTGGCCGGTGCCGTTGTTGTGGATGTAGTACTCGGCCAGCTTCGGCAGGTCGGTTGCGAAGATGCCGTTCAGCGGGATCACCTGCGGCGTCGTCACGTTGTTCACGGTGAACGTGCCGATGAAGATGGTCGACCGGGTCGTCTCGGGCACTTCAGCGTCGAGCGTGCCATCGATGTCGAGCGGCCGCGCGTACAGCGCAAGCGTCGCGCCTTCCGTTGGCGCCACAGCGAATGAGCCGGTCAGCACAAATTCCGCGTTCGGATACGACAGCCCGTCAGCCACCAAATCGTAGGTGGCATCGTCTGCCTGGGCCAATGCATTGTTTGCGATGGCCGCGCCGTTCGCTTCCAGGGTTTTCAGCGTACCCCACACGACAACGATTTCGCCGCTCACAATGTCATCCTTCCTTCTGCTTTGTTGAGCGCATCGCTTACGCGATTGACGCCGACCGGATCACGGACCACGCCGACCATAAGCAGCTTGTCGATGTCGCCGGCGTACTCCGGCAGCTTCCCCTTCAGTGCAACCAGGGAGGTCACGGCGGCCGGAACGCTCAGGTCGAGCGAGCCGCGGCGCACTGGATCCATGCCCCAATAGACAGTTCGGTCTTCGGCGCCAAGCTCCTGCACGGCATCGAGAAACTTCCCGCCGCGCGGATCGCCCATCACAGCAATCACGGTTCCGGGGCCGATTTGCGTCGGGCCATGCACCGTGCGGCCTGCCGACAGGACTGCCTCGATCGCCACGTCATTGCGGATACCCAGGTGCTGCTCGATTTGGGCGATCTCGGCCGGCAGGAGCGCTCGGCCAACCAGCCCCTCGAGTGCGGTTTGCTGTACGGGCGTCATGATCATGCCGCGATAGAGGCGTCACTCGCCTGGTCAGCGCCGGCGACTTTGATTGCCGATTCAGCCTGCGCCAGTGCCGACAGCTCGAGCTTGAGCGAATGCAGTTGCGGCTGCTCGATCGCGTCGACTTGAGCCGCAAGGCTCGCGATCTTGGCGTCGAGCGCATTTTGCTCTGCGATCGCGGCGTCCAGTTCTGCCTGGGCCGGCGCCGACTGCGCCTTGACTGCAGCGATTTGCGCGCGCACTTCCGCCATTTTGGAGCGCAGCAGCGCCTTCTGCCCTGCGAGCAGGTTTTGCGTATCGGTCATGCTGGCTCCTTAGGTCATGGTCCAGACGCCGGCGGCCTGGTCGAAATCGAGGGTGAAGCTTTCGCCGTCTGCCAGGGTGATCGCGCTGCCGTAGTCGTACCAGTCCACGAGAGCATCAGCCGGCGAGGTCGCGCTGTCGTTATAAACGACTGCGTATCTGAAAGGCCCGACGCTACCACCGGTCGCGGTGATCACTTCGTCGGCAATCACCAGCTTTGCGGTGCCGCTCACTTCGGTCAGCACCACGCTGTCCAGGAGGTAGCCGCCGCCGGCGCCAGCCACATAGCCACCGCTCGCTGCGATTTGCGTGATGTCGGCCAGAACCGTGTTCGTGCGCACCGGCGCGACGTTGGTCAGCGCGACCTTGAAGGTATGCGCGCCCCAGTTGTGCACTGCGCGGTTCGTTTGCTCGACGTAGTCGTCGAACTTATTCATTGCTGCTGTCGGCATAGCCTGCCTTTCATTTTTCAGCGAGCCGGCCAGCGATAAACGCCAGCAGCTCGACGTCGGTCTTACCGACTATGTCTTCAGGGGAGATCGCCACTGATCCGGATTTACCGACAATCGTGACGATAAGAGCGCCCGGAGCCGCTGCCTCGGCGCGCACGTTGGCGAGCCAGGCGGCGGTTTCGGGGCTCATGGGTGTTACGCCTTGGCGCGCGGGCGCCTGGTCGGTGCGGGCGCCTCGCCGTCGGCAGGCGCCGCCCAGCCTTCCTGAATCGAGACGTCGATCAGATCCTGGTCTTCGGTTTCGATTTCAGCGCCCTTTTCGAAGTGCTCCACATCGACACCGCGGTGCGCCCAGCTGAAGGCTTCTTGTGCGATCAATTTCATTGCTGCTCCAGAAAGCAAAAAGGCCGCCGAAGCGGCCTTTCCGGGGTTGAGTGGATTACGACGCAGCGATCTTCAGCAGCTTGATCGCCTGGGTGTTGCGCAGCTTGCCGCCCACGCGCTTGCGCACGTAGAACTTGACGAAGCCCGGCGTGGTCACTTCATCACGGGTGATGCGCATGCCCACGCGGTCGACGATCAGGTAACCCTCCTTGAAGTCACCGAAGGCGAGCGGGAAGGAGTTGGCGGCGACGGCCGGCATGTCTTCCGCTTCGGTCACGCCGTAGCCCATGAACGTCGAGGGCTGGCCGGCGGCCATGGATGGCTGCCACAGGTACTGGTTGGTCGTGTCCTTGTACTTGCGCATCGCGGCCAGCACCAGCTTGCTGGTCAGCCAGTTGGCGTTCGCGCGGTAGCGAGCTCGCAGCGAGTACACCAGGTCGTAGAACAGATCCGGCGACGACGGCATGGCGGCCGCCTGGCCCGATGCGATGTACTGCAGGGTGCCGAACGCACGGGCTGCATCGGCCGTGGCGAGCGGCGCCGGGCCACCCAGGATGCCGGTCGGCTTCTTGGTGCCGTTGCCACCGATGAAGGCGGCGCCTTCGCCCTGGCCGATCGCTTCCGCGGCGGAGCCGATCAGCCAGTCTTCGACGTTGAAGAACAGGTCATCGAGCGATTCTTCCGAAGCCTGCGGCTTGGCCGATGCCATGCCGAAGGTCGGCGCCACTTCGAACAGGTCGGGGGTGTTGGTCTGGTTGCGGGTATCGCCTTCACCCACCCATTCGAACGACGCGCCGCCGATATCGATCAGCTCTTTGTAGTCCGAGCTGCCGACAGTGCGCACGGTCGCCAGCTGGCGAATCGGCGAGATGTCGACGGTCAGGCGGGAGATCTGGCGCTCGATGACCTCGGGCAGAGCGTAGCCGCCGGCGGAACCGGTCGAGGTGATCACCTGGGCGGCACGACGTTCGCGCGGACCAGCTTTCGACTTGGCGACGATGGCTTGCACCGCCTCCTTCAGCTTCGCTTCGCAATCGATGTCGTTCGATTTGCGGATCCAGTCGCCCAGCGCCTGGCGGTACTCGGCGACTTCAGCGGTTTCGCTGTCCTTCTGATCGCCACCGGCCAAGGCGCCAGGACGGGCCAGTTTGCCTTCCAGCTTTTCGAGGCGGCCTTTTTGCTCGCTCAGCGAGTCCAGTGCCTGGTCCATCTTGGCCAGCTTGGCGTCGAGGTCAGCGGTCGACTTGCCCGACTTGATGGCTTCGATGCGCTGGTCGTTGGTGGACTTGTACTCCGCAAACGCGGTGTTGATCTTGTCCAGGGCTTCGGCGATCGAGCGAACGCTCGGATCTTCGCGCTTTTCGTACGGGACCGCGGCCTTGGCTTGGAACGCGGCGAAGTGTGCGGCCATGGTGGCCAGGATGATGGTCTTCTTCATGCGATTTTCTTTCACGAGGTGAGGGTTTGGAGCAGCCGATCGGCTGCTTTCAGCGCCGCAGCAGCCTCATGAGCGTCCCGCTCATCCAAGGCGATGCGTTTGACCTCGGCGATCAACGCCTTGGCCGTGTCAGCCGGAAGGCCCGCGTCCCGCAGGGCCTGTTCGGCTTGACGAATCGTTTTGATACCGGCGAAATCTGCCGCCTTGACGCCGGTGATGCGCGCCTTTTCATTCGCAGGGAACGTAACGAGGGAGACTTCCCAGAGGTCGACCTCGGTCAGCGTCCGCACGTCCGTCTCGCGGTCGTATGTCCACTGCTTCGAGATGAAGCCGATCGACAGGCCGTTCAGCGCGCCCATCTTCAACAGCGCATAGGCTTCGGCACCTTTCACGGTGTCCAGCGCCAGCTTGCCCTTGATCTTCAGGCCCTTGCTGTCTTCGACCATCTCGGTCCAGACCCCGATAGGCGCAGTGGCGTCGTGCTGCCATAGCATGGCCGGCATCGTGTTGGCGGCGTTGTGCGCCTTGAGCGAGTTCACGTATGCGCCGGGCGCGATCACGTCGTCGTAGTTGTCCCGAACGCCAAACACTGAGCCGTAGCCCTCGACGGTGCCGTCCTCGCCGGTTGCCTTCAATTCGAATGCGAAGCTACGGACCTCGCGCCCGCCGACCGACTCCTTGCGTTCGAGCTTGTCCGGCAGCCCGGGCTTTGCGTGAGCAGGATGGGGGCACCTTGCCGGCGATCTTTCGTCTTTCCGGCTGTGGGGGTTATTCTGCTGGGGGAGTGTCTTCATTGGTCTTTCCATCCTTGGCGCCCTGGTTCATGTTCATGGGCGTGAGGGGTTCATCGAGGCCCGCCAGCGGGTCCATGCCTTCCATATCGCGGATTTCGTTACGGGTGTAGATGCCCAGTTCGGTCATCGTCCTGGCCCAGACCGCGCGGGCCTGCATCGAACCTTCGGTCAGATAGCGGGTATCGAAGTCGGCAAACAGCGGCCCCGACCCGTCCAACAGCATCTCGTCGATACGTTGCGTCCAGGCTCGATGCCAGGGCATCAGGGTGTGTTTAACGTGCGCAGCGAAGAACGCCTCGGAACTCGCGAACGTGGCCGCCTTATCGCTGTGGCCGATCATGATCGGGAAGACACCGTACGGCCGGCACATTTCTTCGATCTGCAGGCGGCGCGTCTCGACGTGCTGGGCGTCAACGCCAGTTTGAGCGGTTGGTGTCCACTTCGCAGCGTTATCCAGCACAAGCGGATCACCAGTACGCTGGACGCCGGCAAATTTTTTGATCCATGCTGTCAGCCGCGAATGCTGGATGTCGTCCAGCTTCCCTTCGACCGTGTACAAGCCGCTGGGACGCAGGCCATTTTCGTGCATTGCTGCCTGGCTCTTTTCGGTAGCGATCGCCAGCCCGATCGCTGACGCCGCAAGCTTCACGGCGTCGAGACTTTTGACCCAGTCCCACTGCACGCCATTCAGCAAGAACACGTCATCGGGCTCGAACTCACCGATCAAGCCAAATTCGTC